GTCTAATGACCAAACCAATGCTGACAATGATGATGGTTCTGCTAACAACGACCCCTTCGGTGGAAGTGGAGTAGGTTACAATGGTGACTTCTCTGCGCTTAACAACAGTGGTGAACATGGTATCCTCGTTGGTACTAAGGAAGCTATCGGTACAGTTAAGCTTCTCGACCTCGCTACAGAGTCCGAGTACCAAATCGAACGCCAAGGTACACTATTCGTTGCTAAATATGCAATGGGTCACGGTGTCCTTCGCCCTGAGTGTGCAGTGAAGATTCTTCCTGCTTAAAAACCTCTAAATTCAAAGCCCTCCTTGGTCAATCCCTTGGAGGGCTTTTTTATTTTATGAAACGAAAAGGCGTATCATTACGGAAAGAACATAAGTCTGATAAAGGCGGTCTCACCAAGAAAGGGCGTGACTACTATAATAAGAAGACGGGTTCTAATCTTAAAGCACCACAGCCCAAGGGAGGCGCTAGAAAGCGTAGCTTCTGTGCAAGAATGTCAGGTGTTAAAGGAGCGATGAAAGACTCTAAGGGTCGCCCTACTCGTAAAGCTTTAGCCCTTAAAAGATGGAAATGTTAAATTATGTCCCTATACGAAAATATTAATCGACGAAAGAAACTAGGCATTAGCCGCACCAAGAAGAAATCTACTATCTCCAAGAAGTCCTATGACAATATGAAGAAGGGGTTTCCTAAAAAGAAAGATAAATAATAATGGCTACATATACTACCCAACTAGAAGCAGTAAACTCAATGCTAGGTCACATCGGTGAATCACCTGTGAATAGCATTAGCGACACCGCAGCACGTCCCGTGTCTGTCTCCACTGCTATCGCTGCACTTAACGAAGTGAGTAAAGACGTCCAATCGGAAGGGTGGCATTTTAATACTGAGACAGATGTAAAGTATTCACCAACTGGTGGTTCTATTACTGTCCCTGCCGACATTATACAGTTTGACCCTATTGACACATCATTAGATATTGTTCAACGCGGAGCAACCTTGTTCGACCGTAAGAATAATACAACAACTTTTACAAGCGACCTAACGGTAAACCAAATGCGTTTACTAGATTGGGACAGCTTACCAGAGGTAGCACGTAGATACATCACACTCAAAGCATCAAGAGTATTCCAAGGACGCATCATTGGGTCTAGGGAATTAGAAGCTTTGATTGCTCGTGATGAATACGTTGCTAGAGCTAACCTACTAGAAGCAGATGGTAGCACCTCAGACCGAACTATATTTGACAACTATGACACCTCAGCTAGAGTTGGCATCAATCGTAACTACGACATCTCTTAATGGCATTAATCAATACAAGTGTCCCTAACCTCATCCAAGGGGTATCTCAACAGCCAGACGCAACACGCTTTGCTGGTCAATGTGAGGAGCAGGAAAATGCTCTTAGCTCTGTTGCAGATGGACTAAAGAAACGTCCTAATACTAGGCACATCGCTAGGTTACTTACGACTGCTATAGACAGTAATAGCTTTGTTCACTTTATCAATCGAAGTGACTCTGAGAAGTATGTTCTTATTCATGATGGAACTAAGATACAAGCTTGGAATATGGTCACTGGCAATGAATCAAGTATTCAAGTTGGCACTAATATCTATAAATCATCTTGGACAACCTCAGAGGTTACAGCGCACAACACCGCTAATCCACCAAACTCTACAACCTATGTTGCTACTGGTTACGTGCCTCCTTCTGGAAATTATTTAAATTCTACTACTCCTTCAGCGTTATTTAAGGGTTTAACCGTAGCGGACAATACCTTTCTACTAAATACCAGTAAGGGTATAGGTCTTGATACAACGAAAACAGACCCTATAGATAAAGAGGCTTTGGTGGTAATAAATCAAGGTGATTACGAAAAGAAGTATCAGGTAACCGTAAACATAAACCCTACAGGTTCTTCTAATTTCACAGGTGCGACCGCTACTGCTGTTCTGGAGTCTTTTGCAACAGGAGCCTCAACAACTACGGGCGGTGGATTTGGGAGCGGAGGAAGCTATGAAACCACCCACGAGTATAGATGGCGAATTGTTAATGTAAATGTTAATGCTGGCAGTGCTGGATTAGGATATCTATCCGCAAATATATCTTTTTCATCTACCCTCCAGACATATACAAATGCCGTTTACTCCGCTTCTATTGACCAATCAGATGGGAGCATTTCTACCATAGACCTTTCTGGGACTAGAGGAGAATATGAAGGGAGTGGTAGAGTATTTACTCACACGACAACTACTGGAACTTTCATGCGAGGCACGACTACTGACCATTATTCCGAAGGACTAACACCTCCATCTATAACGGTTGTTATTACTCCGAACTCTAGCCTATCGTCAGGACAAGCAGTAACAGTGAGTTCATTTATATATTCAGGGACTGGGGCATCGAGTGGAGCAAATACCGATAGTATTGCTGGCTGGTTATCGTCAAACAGTAGTAATAGCGGGGTTAACGCGACTACCGACCGTCCTATGAATGTAGCGGACACTGCAGGTAACGCTATGGATGATTATTTTACCGTTTCCAAAAGCGGGAGTATCATTAAGCTAACTAAGAAAACAAATTGGGATGGTGACTTTACTATATCTACAGAAGACTCTCTAGGGGATACTGGAATGACCGCGCTCTATAAGGAAGTAGGTTCAATATCAGACCTACCCGTTAAATGCTACAACGGCTTTAAGATTAAAATTATTGGAGATGCGGATTTAAGTCAGGATGATTACTATGTAGAGTTCCAAACTAATGATGGGTCGGCTATAGGTAATGGCTCTTGGGTTGAGACCGTAGGCTTTGACATTGAAAAGGGTTTTAATTCCTCTACGATGCCTTTTACTCTTATTAATGACGATGAAGACACTTTTGTTTTATCAGAGATTAACTTTGCAAAACGTTCTGCGGGAGACAATTTATCTAATCCAAATCCTTCCTTTGTAGGGAGTAGAATAACCAATATCTTCTTCTTCAAGAACCGTCTAGGTTTTCTCAGTGAGGATAATGTAATTTTTTCAGAAGCTGGTTTAGGCGCAGAAGACGCGGCAGGTGCGTTTGCTTTTAACTTCTACAGAACTACAGTCTCCTCACTTCTTGATAGCGCACCTATTGATGTCTCGGTTTCATCTCGAAGAGTCACAACGCTAGAAGCCGCTGTAGGCTTCCAAGAGAACCTTGTGTTGTTTAGTCGCAATGGGCAGTTTGTTTTAAAAGGTGGAGACTTACTAACCCCTAAGACTGTCTCAATTACACCCATAACTAATTTTGATTATGATTCTAATGTATCACCACTGCCCTTAGGCTCCTACATTTACTACCCTTTCAAGCGCGGAATCTTTACAGGTATGCGTGAGTTTACTGTTAATGCATCTACAGAGAATTATGACTCTGAGGAAATAACTGAACACGTTCCAGCTTACATCCCCTCTAATATCAAACAAATGAAGGGAACCACCTCGGAGGATATTATAGCTGTTGTTAGTGGCGAAGAAAACAACGCTATCTACATTTACAATTACTTCTGGAACAACAACCAGAAAGTCCTAAGTGCTTGGTCTAAGTTTACCTTTACAGGGGAGATACGAGGCATTGAGTTCATTGAGTCCACCCTATATGCAGTCATCGTAAACAACGGAGAAACTAACCTCGTTGAGATGCCCCTAGAGTCTGGCTTAAGTGACGCTGCTGGCTTTGTTACTCACCTAGATATGCGAGTGGCATCTACAGTCACCAACGGTGCATCTACAATCACCCTTCCTTACACCCCCGCAGATAACACAGTAGAGGTTTACACAAAGGATGGACTAAGACTTAACTGCACTAACTCTGGAGCTACTGTTACTCTTACACAAGCGGTGACATCGGATACCCCTGTATTCGTGGGCATCCCATATACCATGAAGTACACCTTCTCTGAGCAACTCTTCAAAGCTAAATCAGGCAACGGCACAAGTCCTTCTAATGCCGCTAAGTTGTTGATACGCAATGGCTCTATATACTTTGACAAGACAGCTTTCTTTAAGGTCAAGGTGACTCCTAAGTTCCGTGATACCTATGAGAATATCTTTACCCCTGATGTCGTGGGTTCCACTACAATAGGAACTCTTAACTTAGACAGTGGG